CGCGCCGAAGGGTTGGGGATGCGTGGTGTTTTTCGCGCCGTGACATTTCCCTTGACATTTCGCCTTTGTACGCCGTGACCTTTGCGGCCCACGCTTTGAAAGCCGCACCACCACCGGCGGCTGTTTCGTCCATTGTCAATTTGAATGATTACCTGTGAGGCGGTCGCATGATTTCAACGGTTGTTGAATTGGTTGGGTTTGCTTTGCTGGTTTTGGCGGCATTGGTTTTGTTTGGTGTTGGTGTCGCGCTGGCCGTTGCCGGTGTTTGTTGTTTGGTGATTGGTTATTTCGCGGCCGGTTTGCCAACGAAAGGTGACCGTTCATGAGCATTTTGCGCCGTAATGTTGAACAAAGATCAGGGCCGTTTCCCGATCCGATCATTCCGCCAAATTCACAGGCTGGCATTTTGTCAAGTGCTGGCACATTGGTCACCCCTGATTCGGTGTTGCGCATCGCCACTGTGTATGGGTGCGTGCGCATCATTGCTGAATCGGTGTCTTCGACCCCGCTTTATGTGTACCAAATGAATGGGAACATCAAGCAACGCGCCACCGATCCGGCCATGACGGATCGTTTGAACAACCTTTTTGTTGATCTGAATGGTGACCCCTTGCCCCTGTGGAATGGTGTCCACCGGTGGATCATGTCATTGGCGGTTCGCGGGAACGCTTACAGCGCGATTGTTGAAAGGTCGGGGAAGTACCCAACCGGCATTGTTCCCTTGCACCCTGATGATGTTTCGGTGAAGCCGAAGCGCGAAGGCCAGCGCATTAGTGGCTGGTCATGGGAAGTCGGGCGCGAACCCTTCCCAACCGAAGATTTGGTTCACATTCCCTTGATGGTTTCTGGTGCTGGCCCACTAGGCATTGGCCCATTGGAAGCGAAAGAAACCTTTGGGTTGGCTTTGGCGGCCCAACAATTTGGTTCATCCTTCTTTGGTCAGGGCGCAACCGTGTCTGGTGTCATTGAAGTTGATGGGGCTTTGACCGCCGATGATGCGCGTGTGATTGCGGCTTCGTGGAATGAATCACATGGTGGTTTGAACAAAGCGCATTTGCCAGCGGTTTTGACCGGTGGTGCATCGTTCAAACCAATCAGTGTGACACCTGAACAGGCACAATTTTTGGAAACCCGCGCGTTTCAACGCACTGACATCATGGCTTTGTTTGGTGTCCCGCCACACATGGTTGGTGACACAGCGGCTTCAACATCGTGGGGCACAGGCATTGAACAGCAATCCATTGGGTTCATTCGCCACACCTTGCGCCCCTATTTGAAGCGCATTGAATTTACCCTGTCGCAGATGCTCCCGCCTGAATACTTTGTGCGCTTTGATCTGTCTGACCTTTTGCTTGCCGATACGGCCAGCCGGTTCACGGCCTACCAAACAGCACGCACCGCTGGCATTTTGTCATTGAATGAGATTCGACAAAAAGAAGACCTTGCACCTTTGGCTGAATTTGGTGATGAACATTTGTTGCCCTTGAACAGCGCATTGAATGGGGCTGACCTTTCCAAATTCAATTCATCAATTGAAGACACCGAAACCTTGAAGGCCAAGACCGATGCTTTGGGCACGCTGGTGAGGTCGGGTTATGATCCGGCGGAAGCATTGCGCATTGTTGGTCTTGATCCGATTCCATACCTTGATGTTCAACCGGTCACGGTTCGGCCTGTTTCTTTGTTGGATGCGCAGGTGTCGGCAACGGAAGCGCAAGCCGATTCGAACGAATCAAAGGGTGATTCTGTCGGGACACAATCTGATGCGACCACGGAAGGCACACCACAACAATGACCACAACAATGAAGCGTTCACAATTGCGCGAAACCCGATCATTGAATGTCCACGATTTGCAGATGCGATCCAACGATGATGGATCACTGACCTTCAGCGGTTATGCGTCAATGACCGGTGTGCCTTATGCGGTCAATGATCTTCTTGGCGAATACCAAGAAACAATTGCGCGTGGTGCGTTCACCAAGGCTTTGCAAGAAAATGATGATGTGCGTTTGCTAGTGAACCACGAGGGAATACCTTTGGCCCGCACTAAGTCCGGCACTTTGGTTTTGTCTGAAGATGAAAATGGGTTGCGGTGTGAAGCCCAACTTGACCAATCTTCACCGCTGGTTCAAACTATCCGAAGCGCGATGCGGCGTGGTGACCTTGATCAAATGTCATTTGCTTTCGCCGTGGTCAGGCAAGAATGGTCACAGGATTACACACAGCGCACAATCAATGAATGCAGGCTGTTTGATGTTTCCGTGGTGACCTACCCTGCCAGCCCAAGCACAACCGCTGATTTGCGGTCGGCTGTGGTTCGATCTGTTGCGGCCAATGTTTCCACCGGTCGGGTGGATGAAATCCTGTTTGAATTGCGGAACAATCGCGATTTGTCACCGGCCAATCTTGCGTTGCTTGAACAATTACTTTCAAGCATCAAAGATGCGGCCGAAACAATCCACAGCGTGGGTGATGGTCTTGATGAAGCATCTGGCGCGGTTGCCGAAATGATCGGCACACCAACCGAAGATGCACCAACCGAAGATGCACCAATGGATGAAGTGCCCATGGAAGATGCACCAATGGAAGAAATTTCGCGAGGCATTGATCTTTCGTTGGCCCGCGCTAAGGCTAGGCGTATCTGATGCCGGTTGCCACAATCTGCGACATTGACGACACCCTACTTTCCAAAGGTTCACCGGTTCAGTCTGTCATTGATTATGTGAACAACCTTGATGGTGTGGTGTTTGTTGTCACGGGCCGGAACGAATCAGAGCGTGCCGGCACGATTGCTGATTTGAAATCTGCTGGTGTGGTGTATGAAAAACTTTTCATGAACCCCGATTCGGCCACCCCAACATCAGAATTCAAAAGCAAGGTCGCTGAAGATTTGTTGAAAGATTATGATGTGACCTTGGCCATTGATAACAACGCCGACAACAGGGCCGCGTTTGATGCGTTGGGAATTCCCACCCTTGATCCTGCCGACATTGCTTCTTCTTCGCGGTGTTTGCATTTGTCCCTTGCGCGTGCGATTGCCCGCAGGGTTTGAAATAAGTTTCCGAACACAACCTGTGTTTGGTTTGGTTGGCTGATTGCGCCGGAGAATCTTTTCAAGATTCCACCACCCGATTGCAACCGTTTTGTTCACTACCGAAAGGAAAGCCAAAATGGCTTTGTCTGATCGCGTGGCCGAACAGCGCACCGAAATTCAATCCAAGATTGATGCGCTTATTGCCACCGCCGAAACCGAATCCCGCACCGCTTTGACCGACGATGAAACCAGCACTTTCAATGCTTTGGTTTCTGAGCGTGACAGCCTTGATGCACAGCACACTTCTTTGATTGCTGAAGAAGCCCGCAAGGCCACGGTTGCTGATGCACCCGCCGCCCGCACCGCTTCGGTGCAGGTTGTGTCTGAGCCTTCGACCTACCGCAAGGGCGACCCTTCTTCGCCTTCGTACTTCCGCGACCTGACCGCCGCTTCTTTGAACCGTGGCGATTCACAGGGTGCTGTGGAGCGTTTGCGCCGTTCCGATATGGAACAGCGTGCCATTTCCACCACTGATGGTGGCATTGGTGAATTCGTGCCACCAGCATGGATGACCGCTGACTATGTTGCTCTTGCCCGCGCTGGCCGTGTGACCGCTGACCTGTTCAGCAAGCAAGCACTACCAACCGGCACTGACAGCATCAACCTTCCGAAGATCACCACCGGTGCATCAACGGCCGAACAGTCTTCCCAAAACAGTGCTGTTTCCAACACTGATATGGTGACCACTTCGGTTGTCGGCAATGTTGCAACGATCGCTGGCCAGCAGGTCGTTTCGGTTCAATTGGTGGAGCAATCACCGGTGAACCTTGACCAGATCATTTTGGCTGACCTTGCGGCTGACTACGCGACGCGCCTTGACGTGTTCTGCCTGAGCAACAACGCTACCGGAAAGAAGGGCATTCTGAATGTTTCTTCGACTTCGGCCAGCACATACACTGACGCATCCCCCACGGTTGCGGAATTGTACCCAAAGATCGCGGATGTTATTCAGCAGATCGCATCAAACCGGTTTCTGCCGGCTGATGCAATCGTGATGCACCCTCGCCGTTGGGGGTTCTTCTTGGCCGCTCTTGATGGTCAAAACCGACCATTGGTTGTGCCAGCCGCCAACGCACCCTACAACGCCACCGGCGTTGCAGACAGCGTTGCTGGTGCTGGTTCAGTTGGCACGCTTCTTGGCCTGCCTGTGTACCTTGATGCCAACATTCCCACGAACAGTGGTGCTGGCACGAACCAAGACACAATTGTTGTCGGTCGCTTCAGTGATCTGGTGTTGTTCGAAGGCACACAGCGTGCAGAGGCATTCCGCGAAACTTCTGCGGCCAATCTGTCCGTATTGTTCCGCCTTTACAATTACGCGGCAATTGTCACTGAGCGTTTCCCCAAGTCCATTGGACTTGTCACCGGAACAGGTCTGGCCACCCCGACCTTCTAATTTCGGTTCAACCCTTGGCGGGTTCTCTCACATCCAAACCCAAAAGGTTTGGGTGTGGGGGAATTTGCCAAAACATTTCACAACACTTTGATTGGATTGATGATGGATAACGAAACCGCGATTGATGCTTACCAACGCGAATTGCATTCCGCAATCGTTCACAAACTACCGCGCGAAAGGGTCGAAGCGATCCGCGCCGAATTGGCCGCGCTTGGTGTGAAGCCTGATGTTGAAACCGCTGGTGCGGGTTCAGCCGCTAAGCGCACCCGCAAAACAGCATCCTGATTTTTCTTCAATACTTTGTGAAAGGTGGTGTGACCAATGGCCAGCGCGTACCCATCGGGCTTTGATTCGTTAGCGAAACCCACTGAAACCACGCTTGAAGACGACGCGGGTTTTGAACATGACATTGTTCACACCAATGAAGCCAACGCAATTGAAGCGGTGCAAACCACCCTTGGGTTGAACCCTGAAGGTGCGTTCACCACGGTTGATGACCGCATTGCTGACCTTGAAGTGTTGGGCAAGCCTGTTTTGTCAAAGGTTCGAAACAGTACCGGTGCAACTTTGACCAAGGGCACAGTGGTCTATTTGTCGGGTGCTACCGGCAATCATGTGAATGTGACCAAGGCTTTGGCCACATCTGATGCAACGTCGGCCCGCACCCAAGGGTTTGTTTGGGAAAGCATTGCCAACAATGCTGATGGCTATGTGATCGTTGAAGGCTACCTTGAAAACATTGACACCAGCGCGGCCGCAAGCGATGGGCAAATTGTCTATCTGTCCGGCTCTGTTGCTGGTGGGTGGACTGTCACCAAGCCTGTTGCACCAATTCACATGGTTTCTTTGGGTGTTATTGCTCACAAAAATCCTAGTGTTGGCGCAATCTATGTGAAGGTGCAAAACGGTTTCGAATTGGACGAAATCCACGATGTGTTGATTTCGTCCGAAACCAACGGCGACTTGTTGAAATACGATTCGGCATCAGGGTTGTGGAAGAATGCGGCCCAATCAACTTTGACTGTCACGCAATCACAGGTCACAGGTTTGGTCACCGATCTTTCGGCCAAGGTGGGAACGGCCCGCACGATCAGCACAACCGCGCCGCTGGCTGGCGGTGGTGACCTTTCCGCTAATCGAACCTTGACCATTGCTGATGCGACCACATCGGTGAAGGGTGCGGTTCAACTTACCGATTCGACTTCTTCAACATCGACCACCACAGCGGCGACACCTAATGCGGTGAAGTCGGCTTACGATTTGGCCAATGGTGCTGTGCCAAAATCCACGGTGACCACAACCGGTGATCTAATCGTGGCCAACGGCGCATCATCGGTGACGCGCTTAGCGGCTGGCACCGCTGGTCAGGTTTTGACCGCGAATGGTGCGGGTGTCGCGCCGACTTACCAAACCACTTCCGGTTTGGCTCTAGTTGATCGCACATCTTGGCCGGTTGCCGGAACAGGAAATAATGGCGATTATTGTTTGGTGCGCGATGAAGCCCGCGAAGGTTCAAACCAAATGTTTTTGGTTGGCCCGAAGGCGGCCGGCGCTTGGCCCACTTATGGTTACGTCATTTCGCGCGGTGTGACAGGAAAGCAAACGCTATCCTTGGGGCTTCTTTTAGGCGGGTCCGCAATCAACAACCCAACACATTACGCCTACACCAATTGGACCGCCTTGCCGGACACAACCACTTCGGGTTGGGAATCTGTTGATGGCCTGCTGGCAGATGCAAACGGTGTTTATGGGACAACCGGCGGCGGTGTGCAAAAGAAAGCATCTTTGACAAAAAAAATGGGCGGAATCAGTTATCAACCTGTTTCTTCATTTGCTTTTGCAAAGGTGACCGTTGGGGTTTTGCCCGCTTCGGGTGGGTTTATTGGGTGCGGTTCATCGGGTCAATTCCCCTATTTTGCGGTGACGGATTATCTTGGAAAGATTTATTTGGCCGCAACCGCTTACGGTGGAAGTGCTCCTGTCACAGCCACACCAATGGCTTCTGGCGCGAACGGTGACGTTCGGGCAAATGATCAAATTGTGTATAAAAAAGAAGGCTCTCTGTTCACCGTTTTGGTCATTGACGGAACAACCGGCGCGGTGCGCAGGACTTTGAACGCCGTTGTTGGTGGGCCTAACGACCAAGGCGGTTCGCAAT